CGACGAGCTGGTAGAAGCCCGGGGTGCCGTCCTCGGACTTCGACGGGAGCGCGTGCGGGACGGTCTCGTAGCAGCCGTTGATCCACAGGCGCTGCGGGCGGCCGTGCTCCATGAGGGTGCTTCTCGCCAGCTCGGCGACGTTCTCCCGGGTCACGCGGGCGCCGGGCCCGACGGTGGGCTCGTCCTGGGCCTGCAGGAGCTCGTCCGCGGTGTACGCCTGCGGGCATCGCGTCGAGGTTGCGCCCCGCGGCGACGCCGAGCAGGAGTGCGCATGCGCCAGGCACGCGCCGCTCCAGGGCCTCGTCGCGAAAGCGGCTTGACGCGCCCCGCTTGACGTGATCGCGGATGATGCCGCATCCTGATCGCGATGAGCGCACCCAAGCCCCACACCCAGCGCGTAGCGGCCGTCTGGGTCCCGCTCGACTCCCTAGTCCCCTGGTCCGAGAACCCGCGTCAGGAGCAACCCGTCGAGGCCGTCGCCGAGTCGATCCGCGTCTACGGTTTCGGTCGCCCCATCGTCGCGCGTCAGACGAATCGGGAGATAATCGCCGGGCACACGAGCTGGAAGGCGGCCAAGCTCGTCGGACTCACCGAGGTCCCGGTCAGGTTCCTCGACGTCGACGAACGCACCGCCCACCAGCTCGCCGTGGCCGACAACGCGCTCGGCGAGCATGCGAAGTGGGACGCCGTCCGTCGCCAGCGCATCCTCGATGACGCCACCATGCGCGAGGTCCGCGCGATGGGGGTGGACGCCAAGACGCTCCTGACCGACCGCGCCAAGACGCGCAAGCAACTCGACGTCTCGCGCCTGCGCTACCAGATCGTGATCGACGTGGACAGCGAGCAGGAGCAGGCCGAGACGCTCGACCGGCTCGAAGCGGAGGGCCTCAAATGCCGCGCGTTGATCTTGTAGTCGAGACGCCGATCTCCACTTCGGCCCGGGCGCGTCAGGTCTGCTCGATGTTCGACGTCCCCCCCGCGGAGAAGTGCCGGCTCGAATGGCACCTCGACGTCGACCTTGAGTCCCGGCCGTGGAGCGTTGGCCTCGTCGTGGGCCCTTCGGGCTCAGGCAAGACGAGCGTCATGCGCGCTCTGTGGGGTGAGCCTCGAGCCTGGACCTGGGGAGCCCCGAGCGTGATCGACGATTTCGCCGGCAGCGTCGAGGACGTCGCCGGCGCGTGTTCCGCCGTCGGGTTCAACACGATTCCCGCTTGGCTGCGCCCGTTTGCCGTCCTGTCGAACGGCGAGCGGTTCCGCGCCGAGCTCGCGCGACATTTGCTCTCCGACGCCGACCCGATCGTCGTGGACGAATTCTCCTCGGTGGTCGATCGCCAGGTCGCCCAGATCGCGGCGCACGCCGTCCAGAAACGCGCGCGCAGGCTCGGGCGCCGCTTCGTCGCCGTGACCTGCCACTACGATGTGGCCGACTGGCTCCAGCCCGACTGGGTGCTCGACATGGCTACGCGCTCGTTCACCCGGAGGTCCCTTCAACGACGACCTCCAATCGAGTGCGTCATCCGTCGCGTCCCCCACGCAACGTGGAGTATTTTCGCGCCGTTTCATTATCTGACCGCCGACCTCCACCGCGCCGCCCGCTGCTTCGCGCTCTTCGCCGGGGGTCGGCTCGCCGCCTTCGCCGGGCTCATCAATCGCCCCCATCCGCGCGTCCGGGACATTATCGGCTGTGCACGCCTCGTGACGCTCCCCGACTGGCAGGGACTCGGACTCGCCATGGCGCTCATCGACGAGCTCGGCGCGGCGCACAAGGCGCTCGACCTCCGGCTACACACCTACCCAGCTCACCCGGCCCTCGTGCGGACCTTCGCGCGCTCCCCACGCTGGCGTATCCGATGCGCTGGCGGCGCAGGCTCGCGTCAGAGCGCGCGCACCTCGGCGCGCACCTCGGCGAGCAGCGCCTTCGCGTTCGGCGGGATGGGCCAACGCCCATGCGCGACCTTCGCCTACGACGGCCCCGCCTGGGACTCCACCGATGACGCAATCGCGCTCCTCCGCTAGTATGGTGTCACCTGGCCATGCCTGGACACGCCTGCGACCGTGACGAAGGACGACGACGCCTCTGGGAACTCGTGGAGGTCCTGACGCTGACGCTCTCCGTCGCCGAGACGAAGGCGCACGCGATGAAGCACTTCGGGCTCAGCCGTAGGTCGGCGCGTCGGTACGTCGCAGCGGCGGTCAAAATCATCCAGGCAGATGCTCGCCGGAGCGCGCCGTCGAAGCGCGTCACGCTCGTCCGCCGGCTGACGAAGCTCGCGGAGAGCGCGGAGGCGTCGAAGAACCACGGCGCCGCGGTGCAGGCCATGAAGCTCGTCGCGACCATCGAGGACATGATGCCGGCGCAGAAGGTCGAGCACAGCGGCGCGGTCGACCTCGGCCACGTCAGCGACGACGAGCTCGCCGCACGCGCCGCCGAGATCCTCGCGCGTCGCAAGGGGTAGCGTGGACTCGCTCGCGGACGCGAGTGACCGGGACGTGCTCGCCGAGGTCGAGCGACGCGGGGACGCGATGGTGCGCCGCGCCGAGTACCGCGACTCCCTGCACGCCTTCGTGCGCGACGCGTGGCCGCACGTCTGCCCGCAGGCTCCATTTGTCGACGGCCGCCACCTGCATGTCCTCTGCGAGGTACTAGAGGAGCACGCCGGCGCGACGGGCGACCTCGTCGTCAACGTACCTCCGGGCTCGGGCAAGTCGCTCGTGTGCTCGGTCCTGTGGCCCGCCTGGATCTGGGCGACGCGGGACCCGTCGCACCGCGTGATCGCCACGTCCTACGCGGACAAGATCGTGCAGCGCGACGGCCGCGCGGCCCGTGAGCTGCTCGCCTCGGAGTGGTGGTCCGCCCTCTGGCCGCATATCTCGGTGCCGTGGCAGAACACCCACGCCGCATCTGACTGGACGACCTCGCTCGGCGGCGTGCGTATCTCCGTGCCCGCGGGCGGGCAGGTCACGGGCCGCCATTGCAATACCTTTATCGTGGATGACCCGATCAAGCCGGCCGACGCGCGTCTCGGGCGCGCCGAACTCGCTCGCATCCAGACCTGGTGGGACGAGACGGTCCCGCCGCGCGTCCTGCCGGGGGGTCGACGGCTGATAGTGATGCAGCGTCTGCACGCCCTCGACCTGTCGGGCACGTCGATCGAGCGCGGTGCCGCGCACCTCGTCCTGCCGATGCGCTTCGAGTCCGCGCGCGCCGACCCGCGCGACTGGCGTCGCGAGGACGGCGCGTTGCTCTGGCCCGAGGCGATGTCGGCCGAGGTCGTCGACGCACGCGAGTCAGCGATGTCACCGTACGCCGTCGCAGGCCAGGAGCAGCAGCGCCCCGCGCCGGAGGGCGGCGGCATTTTCCGGGCGGAGTGGCTCGAGCACCGATGGACGAAGCTCCCAGACAAGGGCGGTGTCTGGCTGCAGTCGTGGGACCTTGCGTTCAAGGGCGAGGCCTCGAGCGACGACGTGGCCGGCGGGGTGTGGTGCGCCCACGACGGCTTCTACGACCTCGTGCACCAGGTCCGGGGGAAGCTCTCGTTCGTGGAGAGCGTGCAGGCGATCTGCCAGCTCGCTGACGACTGGCCCAAGGCGAGCACGGTGCTCGTCGAGGACAAGGCGAACGGACCTGCGGTGATCGAGACGCTGCGCCGGCTCCGGCCGAGCCTCGAGATCATCCCGGTCGAGCCGCAGGGCGGGAAGGAAGCGCGCGCGCACGCAACGACGCGGCTCTGGCACGGCGGCCGCGTCAGGCTACCGGCGCTGCAGCCGTGGGTGGACGGGTACGTCGGCGAGCACCTTGTGTTCCCCGCCGGCGCGCAGGACGGCCAGGTCGACCAGAGCTCGCAGGCGCTCACGTACCTGTCATCCGAGGACGAGGCGGACTACGCCGCCGGGGTGCGCGCGCACGCGAAGGCGCTGGGAATCGGGCGCTAGAGCGCGTCGTCCGTCTCGCCAGACAGGGCGTAGTCGAGGCGGACGTCCAGCGTGTACTCCGTTCTCGCCCTGGACCATCACAGCAGTCCGGCAATATTCGGCAGCGCCACGCAGCGACACTGAAAATCGCCGCCGGGGTGCTCGCGTCGTCCGTCCTCGCTGACGATCGGCGGGTCGTCCCAGCTCTGCGTCGTACCGTCGAGATCGAAGTGCAGGCCTTTCGGCCACAGCCCGTCCGGGTTGCCCCTCACGCGCTCGTCCTTCGAGGTCGACCACGTGTAGCGCGTGATTCCCGCCTCGCGATGCCGCGCTTCCGTGGCCTCGCCGTTCAGCTTGAGCGTCTGGTCACGCGCGATCAGCTCGGCCCGGCTCTCGCTGACGCCGAGCCGCTCGCGAACCTCCTCGGCCAGGGCCTCGACGCGCACGCCCCGGGTCGCCGCGCTCTGCACGACGCCGGCGATCTCCGCGATGGTGTCGTCGACGAGCCCGGTGATGAGCGACGCGTTGCGCTCCGCGAAGCCACGGACGAGCGCCTCCATGGCCGGGCTCGACGCGAGCGACTGCACCGATATGTGCGCCGCGAGCTCGCCGCGAGTCGCCTGCGCGATGCTGCGGAGCTGGCGGACGAATTCCGACGATGCGTGCGCCACGACGTCGCGGCCCACGCGCTCGGGCGTGTGCTCGAGCAGGCGGGCCTCCATGGCAGCGCGCCGCACCTTCTTCGTGATGCGGCCGAGCTCGCCGGGCGGGTGCTTGCGCGCGTCGGTGCGGGCCTGGATGGGCTCGGGCGCGGCGTACAGGGCCAGCATCGGCAGCAGCTCGGCCTCGACGACGGCGCGCATCCGGGCGACGCACTTCCGCAGCGCGATCATGTACGCGAGCCGTGCGGCGCGGGGCTCGGTGGCGCGCGGGACGCGAACGGCGCGACGCACGCG